TTAGAGATACCACAGTTGTGACATTTATAAACGTAATCGTTATTGCGGACAAAAAAATACCCCCTCGCTTTACTCTTATAGCGTTGGGAGTCACCACAATAGGGACACCTAAAGTTGTAGGTGCGTCCTTGATGTTTGAATTTTTCTAATCTGACACCAACACGATCAATGTATTGGGTATCAATGTAACTCATTCAAGTCGGTGCATCTCTCCGACCATCATACTGGATTGTTGCTCAGGTGTCAACACGTTACCTAAAATTTTCTGGCCTGCAGGAGACACTACGAAAGAAATTACTGTGAGGGCACCTGCGATAGTCCACATTTTCTTCTCCATCATACGGAGTCTGTCGTCTACCAGACGGATGTCTCTCTCACATCCTTTCTTGATAGCATCTGTCTCTCTAGTAATATCTGCGTGGATTCTGTCAACCTTTTCAAACAAAACCTGATCGATCTTGTCTTGCTTGTCCAGTTTTTCATTGTGTACAGCAAGAAGTTGACCCATCTTTACAGAATTTTCCTGTAATGTGTCAACTACTCTTTCTAATCTTTCTAATATTGCAGAATTAATGTCAGACATTATACGCCTAGTGCTTTTTGTCTCTTGTCCCAGTAGAATTTGATTACTTGATTAGGGTATAGTCGTGTGATTTTAATCTTGTTATGCACCTCAGGTCTGTAGATCTTTCTGAGTTGTATCTTTATTTCTGACGGTGACTTACCGTACAAAACATATGAATCGATTCCATCGAAATGAATAAGGTAAGGGATGATGCTGCTATCTTTTTGATAGTGACTTGCTTCTTCTCCTATTCCTACGTTAGTTACAACGTGTCCTTTGGGTTTATACTTTCTCTTCTTGACTTTCTTTCCCCCTAGCATGGGGTCATACCCTGCAACAGGACCACTAGCAGCAGCAGATCCAGAGAATCCACCGTTGCCTGCACTCATTGTTGGGGCATCTTCATTAATCATTGATTGACGTCAAGGTATCGTATACATCCATATCAATATCCACATCGTTAAATGAGCCTGCATTGATTTCTGGATACCTATCTAAAAATATTAGAAAGGTTTTAAGTATAGACCAATACTCACGCTCAAGCTTATACATTAGCAACGGTATGGTTGCCTCACCAAACACATTGAATAGTATAACCAGATGGTTGATTATTAAGTTTGTACGTAATGTCCCAGTCTTTAAGTATCTTTTAAGCAGTCGCTTAAGATATTTGAATTTCTTCATGTCTTCCATGAAGTCATCCACGGTAACCGATTGCGGATTACTATAGTGTTTGATTGCAAACAGCAAGTGATTCTTATCGGTTAAACTTTCAAAACGCATTACGAATCAGGATTTTCCTGATTTTATTTATCAGCTTCCGAATGTAAGAGTTGCGGATCCGTTAGTGATAACTTCTTCAGCACCCTTAGAGGTGTTAACAACACATCTATATTTCTGTCCGTCCAACGCATTGCTTGAAAGTCCACTATATGCAAGAGTTGCAGTGGTGAAGTTTGCGTATGTAATACCTGTGTCTGTGTTGGCAGCGATGTCAACCCATCTAACAGTAGCACTTGCAGTCTGTCTCTGCCACTTGTAAGTGATGGTGCCAGACTGATCAACTGTGGCAGCAACTGCGAATGTCCCTGCTCCACTAGATGAAGTAGAGTTTGCAGGTTGTGTGCCGATAGTGATTGTTTCTTGGACGTCTGCTACCACTGTATCGTCTGCGTCATCGCCAGCCGCGGCTGCGGTAGCGTGAGTAAATGCGAGACACTCTGCCTTATGACGTGTGTCACCATTGTATGTGGTGTATGTGCGATACAACCACCAACCAGGACCAGTGATACCTCTAGACTTGTTTGCTGCTTTAGTTCTCTCAGTCTCGTCAACAAATACGAGCTGATAGTCAGAGATGCTATCGCCACCCTTGATAACGTACTCTGCTACTGCCTTAGGAGGAGTCCTTCTAACGGCATTTGCTGCGGTGATTGTTGCAGTAGATCCTGCATACACCTTATGAAGCTCTAGAGCAGTTGCTGACGTTACTTGTTTTACAATGTAAGCGACACCAGAGATTTCCAACACGTCACCTACTTTGACAAGGTTGTCAGAAGCGTCCGTGAAGTCTCCAGAAGTTGTTACGGTGGCATCTCCATTGGTTACACCAATGTTTGTGCCCATTGCTTTCGCATCGAGTAGTCCAAATACAGCCATTTTTCTCTAGTAGCGGGGTGGTATCATCTATATGTTATTTATATAACTTACTCCTTTGCAGCCAAAGCTTCCTTCACTTTCTCAAAGAGAGCGTCATCTGCTGTGGTTTTAGTAAGTTTTACTGCCTTTCCGATGATAAGGAGACAGATATCGATAAGTTTTTCGCCCAATTCTGCGTCGTCAGGAATCTTAGCGACTGCTGAATCAATTACCTTATAGGCAAGGGGCATTAGAAAGCTCAACATAATTCTATAAACAAGGGGTACCTTATTTATAGCTTTTTATATTCAGTAGGCTCAAGTCCAGCTTGTTGTGCATCATGTTGTTGTGTTAAAGAGATCATCTTTTGTCTCATTCTCTCTTTAATAACAGCCTTTGCTGCTTTATCTTCTTCGTCCTCATGTGGAATCACATTGCCTTCTGCATCAGTCTGATGATGCTCCTTCTTTACTTCATGAGGCTCATAGCCAATGCCATCACCATCGTCGTCCCACCAACGTTTGACTTTACCTTTGGTTTTGCCTTTGGCATTTTTCTTAGCAGCTTCTTTAAGACTATCTATAGATGCCTTAACGCTGTTTCTTAGTGCTTCTTTCATAAGATCTTCCTTCTTTGGATTAACTGTAATACCTTTCTTAGTAACAGTCTTGAGACCACTTTTCCTATCAACAGTTTTGCTTGTAGGTTGCATCAAATGTCTCCTTTAATGTTACTTCTCCAATCGTATCTGGACTGTTCTCCCAAACGTTTTGCGAGTTTGCCAGCTCCTTTGGAGACTAAACGAGATCCTTTACCAACAACTTTCTTGATACCTTTCTTAAGAGCAGATCCGAATTTCTTCAAATTCTCTTTAGTCTTTGATCCATCACCACCAGATCCAGAAGATCCAGAGGTTGTTGTTGATCCACCACCACTAGTAGAAGACGAGGAAGATGATCCTGCATCCTTAGGTGGAGTGTCACTCATTGTGGAAGAGGTAGATTTGCTAGATCCAGATGAGGATGTCCCAGTCTGGGTCGATTTGTAACCGTCTTTGGCAGCAGAAGCCATTTTGCCTGCTGTATTTTTTGCCATGCCTGCAGCTTTACCTGCATACTTAGCACCCTTAACGGCACCTTTAGCAACTACTTTAGCAGCAGTCTTAAGACCTGCCTTGATACGATCCTTGAGGGATGGTTTACCTGCAGGTGCTGCTGATTCCTTCTTCTTCTGAGGTGCCTGCACTGCAATATTAGGATTTGCAGAGTGCTGACTTGGTGCCTCAGTAAGAAGCTCCATTGAATCAATAAGATCGATTGCCTCATTGAGCAATGGTTGATCCAACTCAAGAAGAGTCTCTACACAGATGTCATGGATCTCATCAAACGTTAGATCCTCATACTCTGGTAGACACAATGCTTCTATCATTGCATCAAAACTTTGGTTACTTTCTACGTTAAGTGTCTTGGGGTAATCTTTATCACCAGGTTTTGCAGGTTTCTCGCCTCTCTTTCTCTTGGCGTGAATGTTATCCCACAATCCTTTCTTACCCTCAGCGACCTCATCTTCTTTAACGCAGTTAGGGACTACCTTTCCTCCCTTTTTCTTGGTGCCTTTAGCCTTGTATCCGTCCCAACAAGTAGACGCACCAACATTCTTACGAGCCTGTTTCATTGACTCATGCAGGTCATCGAGATCAACACCCACTACCTGCTCTTTAGCAACGACACCGATATCAACTGCATCCTTTGCAGTCTTACGACCGTCCTTACCCATAACAACATAGCGTCCGTCTGCCTTACGACCAGTGACTAGCATCTGATCTCCACCAGAGGTGACGACTCTACCTACATTCTTGTCACGCTTAAACTCCATCTTCTTCTTAGCAACTGCTTCCTTTTCAATAGGAAACCCGCCATAACCCTCAACGATAGGCTCCCATGAGTCCATTGCGTCGATTGCTTTCTCAGCACCCTCTTGTAGATGCTTAGTCAGTTTGTCTACAGTGCCAGTCTCTAGTGCATGGAAGATTTTTCTCTGCTCTAGGAAGGAATACTTCATGAGTGCAGCAGACACTTTGATATCTAAAGTCATTGCTTTACTAAGTTGGTCGTCAAGAATGTATTATTATTTAGTCTTAGACTTCTTTCTAAAGTCACTAAATTTGATTGTCGCTTGTCCAGGTGTCATGTCTTGCACTGCTTTACGGTATGCATCTGTGCCTACTTTCCATGTATTACCACTACCATCGTCTGCAGAATAGTTAGATTGATCTTCTCTCTCAGTGATGTGCTGTAACCATGCACGGTGCTCATTGCCATCTGGCATTCTGAATATTACATAATTAGTGCCACGATGCACAACATGTCCTGTAAGACCTGTGTCATCATGCTCTACTAGTGCACCCACCTTGAAGATGTGGTTAAGCATATAGTAGTCACGGAAGTTTTCGTAGTCTAGTTTAGGTGCATATTCCCATACAGATTCATTCAACCACTCATGTAGTCCTTCACCCTTCTTAGGTTTCTTACTCTTAGGTGGTGGGGTCATACCCTTAAGGACATCTGCCATCAGTTGTGCACTGTGTTTCTTGCTGATACCCTTTGGCATTCCACCATGGAATGAATCATGATCATTACCTTGTGCATGTGCACGCATCTTAGATGCTGACATGGTTTCGATAGGATCGTCGGACTTGTCGTCCCTAGCACCTGCTGATTTAATATTGATAGATTTGAAGTCGTAATGGACTCCGTTGTATTTGTTTGCTAGTGTTTCAAATTCTTTTACTCGGTCATCACCGACAACCATAGTAACATGAGCATGACCTTCGTCATTCAAGTCTCTAAGGATGTCAAAGATATTACGGTGTGCCTCGTTATTTTGGATCTTGTCCTTGTGATGTGGAAACATCTTTCTCATGTGACCTACTTTTTGGTCTGCTGAGAGGGGGTTTTTCTTGTGGTCTTGGGATCTTGATGGGTAGATTCTATAGTTTCCAGAGTCTCCTCCGTAAGATCTAACAGCATCGAGTAACTTACCATGGCCAGCATGAGGAGGGTTAAACCTGCCAAAAGTAATTGCAACGTGGGGGTCATCTGGTTGTTGATTCTTCTTTGCACTGGAAGATTGACCCTTTGCGGACGCTGAGGGTTTCTTTGTCTTTGTGTCTTTTGCTTCTCGAATGAAATCTAGAAAACGCATTAGCCCCAATCTTTTGCTACGGTGAAGTTGGCACGACTAAATTCAAGTCTGTCAACGAGTTTGAGTGCAGTGCCATCTTTAATAGCAACAAACCCTTCTGGACTTGTTACACGATAACCTGTCTCGGTTTCGAGGAAGGTGCCAACACCTTCAATCTTTTTCAGTTTATTTATAACCATATTCTTAGCGTCCATTAGATTACGGAAACCTGCTAGAGCAGCGAACATAGTTGTCTTGTTACTATTTAGGAAAGAAATAGAGTCTGCACGACGCTTCTCCCATTCTTTCTGTGACTTCTCAGTCTTTTTCTTGATGATTTCCTTCTTATACCTGTCGTTTAGGAAGGTTTCAAACCCCTTTGCCATACCCATAGAGGTAGTAGGGATCTTTCCACTACGAATAACTTGGTTGAAGTAGATCTTAAACATAGATGCAGGAGAGAAACTACTCTTATCCTTTACTATGACGTCAAGAAACTTACCACCAGACTTAAGATTGCTCTTTGCCTGCCTAATAGTATTGTTGATCTGATTTCTCTCACTAATCGTTAGGTTGGCAATACCATTCACGTTTTGGAATGTCGATGAGAATACAGCAATGTCTTTGACCTTCTGTAAACCAGATACATCTACACCAAATGATGCAGACAAACTAGTTATATCACTACCAGAATAGCGTGTGTGAAATACGATGCCAAGTTTAGACTTTGCAACCTTTCCACCCATCTCACTATTCTGATCTACAAGGTAAGTGATTGTATTTGGTTTAAATCTATAGCCTCGCTTACCACCAATGGCAACAAGAGGAGGGGTAGAAGTATAGAGGAGATCACCTTGGAGGATACCCTCAATAGGGAGTTTGGATAACTCTCTGTAGCACTGTTTGAGGATGCCATTGATAGCACCTTCGTAGTGGAAGTCGATGAATTCTTCATTGTAACCTATTTTTGGTGTCGTCTTATTAAAGACTGACTTTGTGCCAACAAAAAAC